TTATAGATCGCGAAACTCTTTCTCAAGACGCTTGGCCTGCTTCTTGGAAACACCGCCTAACACCTCGATCGCATGACGAAGCCGTGCTCGCGTGACGTCTGAGCCCAGAATCGCCATCGCATCCATCACTGAGGTGCTGGTGGCGCTACCGGTAATGGCGATGAACACAGGTGCCAGGAAAGCCTTCATTTTCAAATCAAAGTGCCCGGCCAATGCCTTCACTTCTTCAAGAAGTGCTTCTTTGTGCCACGCTGGCACCACTTCAAAACGCCAGACCAGGAATTGCAGCAGCTTCACCAACTCGTCTTTTTCCAACTTGACGCTGTCGAAGTCCTGTTCTTTCAGCTCGGGCAGCCCGGAAAAGAAATGCCCTGCCAATGGCGTAGCCTGTGCAAGGGTTTCGATACGGGGGCGAATCTGCGGCAGAATCTGCTTTACATAGTCCTCATTAAAGGCCCACTCACGCAGTGCCATCAGTAACCCGTCGTCATCAAGGTCTTCGCGAATGTAGACCCCGTTCAGCCAGGTCAGCTTTTCCAGATCGAACACCGGCCCACCCAAGGAGACACGCTGAACATCGAAGGCCGCCATCATTTCCGCAAGGCTGAATTTTTCGCGCTCGTCGGGCATCGACCAACCCATTCGACCCAGATAGTTGGTCACCGCCTGGGGGAGGAAGCCCATGCGGCGGTAGTAATTAATCGACGTGGGATTCTTGCGCTTTGAAAGCTTCGACTTATCCGGGTTACGCAACAGCGGCATGTGGCAAAGCTGCGGCATCTCCCAACCGAAATATTCGTAAAGCAACTGGTGTTTGGGGGCGGAATTGATCCACTCCTCACCCCGCAGCACATGGGTAATGCCCATCAAATGGTCATCTACCACATTGGCCAGGTGATAGGTGGGCATGCCATCCGATTTCAGCAGAATCTGGGCGTCTACCTGCGCCCAGTCCACTTCAATGCTGCCACGGAGCATGTCATCGACTATACACACGCCGTCGCTTGGCACCTTCATCCGCACCACAAAGGGCCAGCCTTCTGCCGCCCGACGCGCCGCTTCGGCCTCATCCAACGCCAGATCAGCCGGTTTTAGGGCTAACTGCATACCGGCAGCCTTACGTGCCTCACGCAGCTCATCCAACTCTTCGCTGGTGCGATAACACTTGAACGCGTGTCCTTCATCCAGCAATTGCTGGGCATATTGGACGTAAATATCGCCACGCTCGCTTTGCCGATACGGACCGTGCGGCCCACCCACATCCGGGCCCTCATCCCACTCAAGGCCCAACCAGCGCAGCGAATCAAGAATCATCTGTTCCGATTCTGGCGTGGAGCGCACCCGATCGGTGTCTTCGATACGCAGGATAAACTGGCCGCCGTGCTGACGTGCGAAACATAGATTAAACAGCGCAATATACGCCGTTCCGACATGGGGATCTCCCGTCGGCGATGGCGCAATTCGGGTACGTACGGTCATTGGAGCGTCCTTTTGGCAAAAAGCGTGGCGATATTATACGCACCCTGTGCTTAACCAACACCATCGCGTAGGGAACGACTTCCGCCAGAAAGCGTCAGATACGGGGTTAAATAAACGTTGTCTGGAAAAAAATGCGCGTTATTGCACAATCGCTTAGTATGTCGTAGCGCTGATCAGCGGAATCCAGGTCTCATTTTCAGCAGAGAACCTATTTTAACGCCATCGCTTTGATGGACATTTTTAAACGAGCGACGCCGCTCATCGACAGGAAAACGAAATGGAATCGCTAGGCTCACGTATCAAGCAACTGCGACTTCGGGCCAAGCTCAACAAAGCTGCCCTAGCACGTAAAGTTGGCGTATCGGATGTCACCATTTCTTATTGGGAGTCCGGGGCCATCAAGCAAATCGGCCATGAGCGTCTGGTGGCATTGGCCGAATCCCTGGACTGCTCGCTCGCCACATTGCTTGAGGGTGACAGCGCCCCACTCTTGTTGACGCTCAGCCACGAAGGACCACTACCCTGGGAGCAGGTGCAGTCAACGGCGATGACCGTGCCTGATCATTTACCGCTCAAGGCCAACTGGAAAGCTCCCTGCATCATGGTGACACCGGGCCCCGGTAGCGACTTTGCACCGGCCAAGCCGGGCGACCTACTCCTGCTGGGCCCCACCCACGTCTTCCACAAGAGCGGCCTGTACCTGGTGGAGCAGGACGATAAACTGCATCTTAAACAGTTAAGCAAAGCGACCAGCGACGTCACTATTCAAGCCGTACTGTTAGCGCACTGGCGCTCCGCCTGAAGGGCATTTCATGGCGTCTGGAGTAACTCTGCGTCCCCCCGCGACTGTCTGGGCTGGTTGCCGACCATAAAACGTGTGGTGTAAGTGGCAATCTGACCCAGACCATGGCGGGATTGAGTGACCAGCTCCCCCGTCAGATATTCCCCTTTTTCACCGATGCGCTGCTGCACGGCTCTGGGTTGAACGGCGGCTTCGGACAACTCCACCCTGACACTATAGCCACCGTCCGGTAAACCACTGCCGGGGCCAAAGGGCCCCGCGACAAACTGCCCTTGCTCAACATCGACCCGCTCGCGCCAACGCACGCGGCTCAGTTCACGCTCGACAATCACCTGCACCTGAGCGCCATCGGGCAGGTTGGTCTCACCCTCAACCTGCAAGCGACGGTCTGAACCAATCGACGCCGAGACAAGAATTCGAACATCCAACGGCTCTACGTCCTCGGCCGGTTCGCTCTGCGCCTGCGCTTCGCGACTCGCTGCTTCTTCTTGCGCTGCCGCCTCTGCCGTCTCGCGGGCCTGTTCGTCCGCAGCCTGCCCATCCCCGTCACCACAGCCAACAAGCAGTGTCATGGTGGATAACATGATGCCAACCAACGTTAGCCTGAAACCTGTCTTCATTTGATGCATATCCGCTCCTCGACCACCATAGCCGCCAGCTTATCACTCCCCTGCCACATACACAGAGAAATAAGCCACTGATCGAAGAAAGGATTATCGGATGCCATGGCGAGACCAGAAAACGCCACTATCGATGCTAATGCATCAGATGCTAAGTCTGGTTCTTTGTTGGTAGCCGCTGGCCCGGTTGAAAGCTTAGGTTGTCGGCCTGCTCTTGGCTTTGGCTACGTATGGTTATCACCCGCAGGAGGGCGATTTAATTGCTTCCGTTTCGCAGCACCCCATGAAACCCCCAAAGTGATGGACACCGGTAATAGCACCAATAAACCAGCAATAACACCCGCAAAGCCCCATGTCTCGCCATCTGGGTCGGTCACGCCCAAAAAGCTACCAACTATCAACGATCCCCCGGCAAAGGTCAGTGGCGAAAATGAAGCTGAAGCAAAGTGACGCCACCACATGGGACGCCCATTAATCTTCATGGACCTAACAAGCAAAACCCAGCCGATAACCATAACGGCTAAACCAGCCAATATAGCGACAAATTCCATTACCTTCTCCCAGTCGTTATCAAGCGGTCGCTTGTTTCACTCATATAAAAAGCCTAACCCATAGCCGAACCTAACACCATTGACCCGACGTCGATTTCACCCACGCTGAGAGTCGGTCTTCGCTCTGGGCTGAATGGCCTTTTTTGCGTACAATCGCACACCAATAAACCCCGATACTATGCGTCCGCGGCGGTGTATCATTTACACCTGTTTCAGGGCGTGTCTTTATACCGCATACCGAGTATGCAAGTGATTGATATGACGAACGTTAACCCAGCAGACGCGGCACGCCGGTTTTCTGTGGCCCCGATGATGGATTAGAACGAAACCCCGCCGTTAAGCCTCTCGTAAAGAACAAGTACCAAAATTGTGCCAACTCAATCAGGCTTTTGCTCTGTTTACCTTCCTTGGTAAATACGCACATGACGCGTGTGCGTGCGCATCATGCGTGGAGGGTACGTCAGAATGTTTGGGGGTCTCGGAAAAAGGTAATAAAGGTAACCAAACTCAAAAATATGCCATAAGACATTGAAATAATGAGCATTAAAATAGTTGTTCAAAAGGTAATAAAAAGGTGATCAATAGGTAACCACATTACCTTTTTATAAGGTGAATTGATCAATTCTTAAAATCATTAATTATCAACATCTTACGGAAAGATTACCTTTTACATCACCTTTTATTACCTTTTAGAGGTAACCTATATATCGTTTAAAATCATTTAGTTACGCACAAAAAAACAGCCAAATCACCTAGATTACCTTTTTCCGACGGCCCCCATAGTTCTGAGAGCACCCCAGCCCGCCTGAGTCACTACCATCCGCTTTGTGAAGAAATTCGCAGGATTCCGCATGAGAACGAGCGCTCGCAATCAGGCCGTGAACCCTAGTTGCGGCGCAGCTTTGCGGCATGTGCATGGGTGCATAAAAACAAACAGGTTTAGCGCGCAGGCGGGGCGGGGAGTCGACGGCGCGCCGTGGGTATGGAGTGCTAGGAACCTGGGTTGAGTTCCTCATATAGTTTTAAAACTTTGACCTCACTCTCTAAGGCATTAGCCAGATCCCAGCCCGTATAAGTAAGGAAGGCACCAAATACAGTGGCTGCTATCCCAGCACTACCGACTGCAAAGACATCTATACCCTTTTCGATGCCTTCTTTTAATATTTCATATCCTCCTGCTAAATAGACCTGCGAAACAGCCCAGTACATTAGGACAAACCCAGCAAATGTGATTGCCATTCCTAATACTAAAAATATAAAGCTTACCAACGAGATAGCAACCGAGCGACTGCCACTGCCAAAAGCGAAGCAACGACTGGCGAGCCTTAATTGATGCGTATCAAAGTCACATCTTGCAGCCACTGATGTACGTCCGAATACACTCAGAGCCTCTAACGGCCCCCATTCACTTTGAGCTAAGCGCTCGATAAATTTTGCGGAAGCCTTCTTCTTGAAAGCTTTGAAAAAAGCAGCTTCAAGTCGAAGCTGTTTAGCAAGGCTTCGTTTGTCGTTTGTGTATTCCTCAAGTGCATCATATAGATAATCGAGATTTCGCTGACGGCTGAAGAACCGAGAAATCAAACTTAAAATAAGCTCCTGCATGAATGGACTCCTTAAGCGTCAACATAAGAAACCGCCCTCATTGGGGCGGCTTTGCGTTGGCTGGCTTCAGGCCTACCGGTTCGTGATGATCATTTCCCCACGAGGCTCTGTTGCCTGCTGTCCTACAGTGTACCGAATTTCAGTGGTTTGGATGGATAGGCCTGCGAAGGCATCACGCATTTCGGGTGTATCGTTGACGCTGACCACAAACTGCCCCTGCCCTGTTCGGGCTAGCTCCCCCATGCGGTAATACTCCTCAAGCGGGAAGTCATCTCCATAGCCGGCGGTGCCCCAGTACGGTGGATCGAGGTAGAACAGCGTGCCTTCCCGATCGTAACGTTTGATGCACTCCGCCCAGTCCAGGTGCTCTACCACGGTTCGCGCCAGGCGAAGGTGCGCGGCGCTGAGATCTTCTTCAATCCGCAGCAGGTTCATACGCGGTGGGGATACCGCCGAGGTGCCAAACGACTGGCCGCTGACCTTGGCGCCGAACGCCAGCTTCTGGAGGTAGAAGAAACGCGCCGCCCGCTGTATGTCGGTCAGATGGCGTGGGTTGATCTCTTTCTGGGTGAGGTACTCTTCCCGGCTGATCAGCCCCCAACGGAACTGTTTCACCAGCTCATCCGGGTGGTGCTTCACAACGCGGTAGAGGTTCACCAACTCCCCATGCGCGTCGTTGATCACCTCCACCTTGCTTGGCGCTTTCATGAAGAAGAGCGCAGCACCGCCGCAGAAGGGCTCCACGTAGGCGGTGTGCGGTTTGAAGAGCGGTAGGATCTGTTTAGCCAAGCGACGCTTGCCGCCCATCCAAGGCAAAATTGGTCGATTCATCATCCTTGATACCTGTTTATATATACAGTATTGATGTACAGTAGTCGGTATCGCTTGCGGGGCCGGGACGCTCCCACTGTTTTTAGGGATGAAACGAGCGATAGGCGCCTGGCCATGCCAGGCGCTTTTTTTATTGTGGGTCTAGTGAATACTCCTTGAACCGAATCACCTCCTCCCCTAGCAGGTCATTGATCTCGCTGAATACCGCCTGCACCGGCTCAAGCTCGTTGGTGACGAACACCTTGGCGGCTTTTTCAACGTCGCCGAAGCCGCCGGTGTTATTGGGGATGATGCCCATCAGCTGCGGGGGGATGCGGTGGCCGGCGAGCTGATCGTCACGGGTGATGTTCTTGATCGCGGCGAAGTCGTCCTTGGCGGCCACCTCAGAGATCGGGATGATCTGGATGCCGTCTTTCTTGCCGTTGGGGCTGTAGAGGAACAGGTTGCGGAAGTTGCCGACGCCCTTCGATTCCTTGAGCGCGGCGCGCATGGCGTCGATGTCTTCCTGGTTTTGGGCCGTGTCAGAAACGTACATCACAAAGCCCGCGTGGGAGCCATTGAGGTAATACTTGCGGCGGAACAGCGTAGCGTTTTCATTGAGGTAGATCGACTGCAGCGCGCCCAGGTAGTCCGGCACGCCATACACCTCCTGGTTAATGTCCGGTTCCAACAGGTGGATGATGCTGCCTTCGTCGAACTCGCTGCGCTCCGACCAGTTGGGTACCCAGAAGTAGCGGTTGAGATCCGCCCCGCGTCGCACGTACTTAGCCCGCGCCGGCTTCAAGGCCAGCAGCCTGTTCAACCGGCCGTAGATCTTCTCCAGGTAGCAGTTGCCGAACACCAGGTAATCAGTGGCCAGCGCGCTAAACGCCTGGCGGCTTAGCAGCGGGTGGGGAATGAACGAGCGCACCAGAATATTGCGCTTCACCTGGATGGCCGAGCCATGGTGCGCCGTGGCGCGGTAGGTCTGGGACAGCGCCGGGAAGTCCACCGGCGGCTCGTACCACTCATTACCCAGCATCCAGCAGCCGGTATAGAAAAAGTCATAGCCATCAATCACCGGCGTCGGCTCGCCAAAGCTGAACGCCTCTGCCTTGGCGGGTTTAGGCGTCTCGCTAGTTTCGTTCACATCGTAGGCGGGCACGCGCACCCGAGGCTTTTCCGCCAGCGAATCGCTCATCCAAACATCTCCATCAGGGAACGGCCCGTGCCGTAATCGACCGGGCCATCAAGGGGTTCATTGTGTAAGGCGTGCATGGTGGCCCATGCCAAGTCAGCGTGGCCGGTTTGGTTATTGCGCCCGGCGGTGTAGGTCATCTGGCGTCCGGAGGCGGTCAGCTCGCGGCGGATCGCCATGAACGACTGGGCGAGATCCACCCATCCCGCATCGAATTCCAAGCGGCCTTTGTTGATGATCTGCTGCGCCTGCATGACAAGGCGCGACTTCATTTCCGGGGTATAGCGGTAACGAGTCACTGTAGGGAAGAACTTCGCCACCAGCTGGGCCACGGCTTCGCCCAGGCCCGAGGTATCGATGCCGATAAAGGTCACGTTATAGCGGTGGGTAACGCTGCGAATGAATTCCGCCTGGGCTTCATAGTCGCGCCCTTTGAGGCGGTGGCGTTCCAGGATGCGGTGCTTGCTGTCCATCGACTTAGGCGGCGCCACGACCACTAAGCCTGCCCCATCGCCGTCTTCACCATCACCCGCCGGGTCATAGCCCACCCATACCGGGTGCTCACCATAAGGCCTTGGCGCGAAGGGCTTCAGATCTCGCCAGGCATCCCAGCTATCCACCATGCAACGCTGCATCATCGCCAAAGGGAAGGCGCTTTGCGTGTCGTCCACGAACTCGCACATCAGCAGGTTCGCGAACTCATCGTCGCTGTACTCGAGGCGCAGCTGATCGATGTCGAACAGGTCGCAGCCCCCGGCAATGGCATCCTCGATAGTCACGATCTGTCGCCACTGGCCATCCGGCCCGCGCGCCCCATCCTTCAGCGCCGCGTGGCTCACATCGATCTTCACCCGGTCGGCTTTCTTCTGGCGTTTGTTGAACCGGTCACCGGTCCAGAACGGGTACGCCTCATGGGCCACAGAGGATGGCGTACTGAAGTAGGTCTGTTTCCACTTCTTGTGCATCGCCATACCCGACGTCACCTTGCGGAACGTCTCGAAACCATGAATCCAGAAGTATTCGTCCAGGTAGGTATCGCCGTGGTAGCCCTGCGCCGTTTTGGCGTTGGTACCCAGAAAGTGCAGCTCGGCGCCATTGGCGAGAATGATGGGGTCGCCCTTGAGCTCAACGCCGGTGACTTCCTTCACGAACTGCACGATGTAGTGCCGGAAGATATGCGCCTGCGCCTTGCTCGCGCTCATGAATATCTTATTCTTCCCGGTCTCCAGGGCGTCCGCTATCGCTTCCCGAGCGAAGTACCAGGTCGCACCGATCTGCCGCGACTTGAGCAGGTTGCGGATGCGCTCATGCTGACCCGCCCGGTACCAGCCGCGCTGGTAATCAAACAGCGAGGCCTCGAACGCCTCGACAATCTGAATCACCCCTTCATCGCCCACATCGTTGCGGGCGGGCTTTTTCTTCGGCGCTTCGTTGCGGCGCTCGATGTTGGGGTTCAGGTCGGCTTCCTTGCCGCTGCCCTGGTACTTGTGCACCCGGGCGAGCCGCTCGATCTGGCGGCCCAGCAGGTCGATTTCCTTGAAGTCCTTACCTTCCTTTTGATCCTTCCAGATCAGCTGCACCAGGCGTGCTTCCAGTGCGCCTTCCACCCGCTGGGTCGGCGTGGCGTCGTCCCAGGCATCGCGCTTTTTCCACGAATCCACGGTGGCCCGGGGCAGCTCTAGAAACTCGGCAATACGCGCAATCCGCCACCCCATCCAATAGAGATGGCGGGCAGATAAGCGGTAGTGATCGTCGTCGATGTGGGCTTGAGGCGTCATGCCGCCAGCGTACCCGCGCAGGCGAGGCGACGATTGCCCCGCTCGGTGTAAGTCGCCCTACTCACACCCGTAACGTGTTGAGCGCAAAGGCATGTGCGCGGAACCTGACGGCAACCAAAACGCCCAGACCCTTTTTCAGACACCGAGGCCCGCCCATGCCCTGGCATCGCATTGCAACTGAAGGCGCCACCACCGATGGCCGCAACATCAGCGCCGAATGGCTCACCCAAATGGCCGCCAACTTCGATCCCGCCAAGTACGGCTGTCGGATCAACATGGAGCACATGAAAGGCATCCTGCCGGACGGCCCCTTCAAAGCCTATGGCGATGTCACCGCGCTCAAGGCGGAAGAAGGCGACGACGGCAAGCTTGGCCTGTTCGCCGAGATCGACCCCACCGACGATCTCAAGGCCATGGTCGAGAAGCGCCAGAAAATCTATACCTCCATGGAAGTCGACCTCGACTTTGCCGGTTCTGGCGAACCCTACCTGGTGGGCCTGGCGGTCACCGACTCGCCCGCGTCGCTGGGCACCTCGATGCTCAAGTTCAGCGCGCAGGAAGGCAAAAACTCCCCGCTGGCCGCCCGAAAACAACGCCCGGATAACGTCTTCTCCGAAGCGGTAGAAGTCGACCTCACCTTCAGCGAAGAACAGCAAGAGCAAGGCCCAACGCTGGCCGAGCGCGTCAAGGCGCTGTTCAAAAAGCAGGATGCCAAGACCGCCGATGGCTTCGCCGCCTTCCGCGCCGAGCTGGAAGACACCCTTGGCCTGTTCGTGGAAAAACATCAGGCCTTGAGCGAAGCGCTCGAAAAGCGTCCCACCCAGGCCGCTTTCAACGAGCTCAAAAGCGCCCACGACACGCTGAAGCAAGAGTTCGACGCGCTTTACACCCAGCTCGACAACACCCCAACCCGCTCGCCGCGCACGCCCGCTACCGGCAACGACGGCACCATCGAAACCGACTGCTAAGAGACGCCCACGCCCATGCGCAACGATACCCGCAAGCACTTCAACAACTTCGCCAGCCAGGTGGCGAAGCTCAACGGCGTCCCGGACGCCACCCAGAAATTCGCCGTCGACCCGACCATTCAGCAGCGGCTGGAAAAGCGCATCCAGGAAGCCAGCGACTTCCTATCGCGCATCAACATGGTGGGCGTGGATGAGCTGAAAGGCGAAAAACTCGCCCTCGGCGTCACCGGCCCCATCGCCGCCCGCACCAACGTCAACAACCAGGATCGCACCACACGCGACCTCACGACTCTGGACGCTCAAGGCTACGAGTGCCGAATGACCGAGTTCGACACCCACCTGGGCTACAACAAGCTGGATGCCTGGGCCAAGTTCCCCAACTTCCAGGCCATGGTGCGCGATGTGATCGTTCGTCAGCAGGCTTTGGACCGCATGATGGTTGGCTTCAATGGCACCTCCGCCGCCGCGCAAACCGATCCGGTCGCCAACCCGCTTCTGCAAGACGTCAACATCGGCTGGCTGCAGCACTACCGTACCCAAGCCCCCGCTCGCGTCATGAAAGATGGTAAAACCAACGGGAAGATCCTGATCGACCATACCCCTACCAAAGATACAGATGGCAATATCGATGGCATCAAAGGCGACTACGCGACCCTAGATGCTCTGGTATACGACATTATTAGCTGCCTGATCGACCCTTGGTTCCGCCGTCTGCCGGGTCTGGTAGTCATCCTTGGCCGCAATCTCATGGCCGATAAGTACTTCCCGCTGCTCAACCAGCTACCGCCCAGCGAGCAAATGGCTGCCGACATGGTCATCAGCCAGAAACGCATCGGCGGACTGCAAGGTGTAGACGTGCCCTTCTTCCCCGACAACGCGCTAATGGTCACCACCCTGGATAACCTCTCGGTCTACTGGCAGAACGGCGCCCGCCGTCGCTATGTCACCGAGAATCCCAAGCGCAACCGCATCGAAAACTACGAGTCAAGCAACGACGCCTACGTGGTGGAGGACTTCGGCGCGGGCTGCCTGGTGGAAAACATTGAGCTCTCTGAAGCGGCTCGAAACGGTATCAAGGAGTAGTCATGACCAGCCCAGCCCGCCGCCACTTTGAACGCGTCAGCGCCGCCCAGGCGGCCGCTGATGCGGGCGACCAACCCATGCAGGGCGAAGCCTACGAGCTCATGCAGGCCGCGCTGTTTGAAGACTATCGCCGCCTTAAATCCACCCAGTCGATGGAGCGCAAAGCCGAGATCAAGCGCGAGATCCTGCCCAAGTACGCCGAGTACGTCACCGGCGTGCTGGAAGCCGGGCAAGGCGCCCAGGACGACGTGCTGATGCGCGTCATGCTCTGGCGTATCGACGCTGGCGACCTCGCCGGGGCCATCGCGATCGCCCACTATGCGATCACGCACGGCCTCACCCCGCCGGATCAGTTCGAGCGTGGTACCGCCGCCATCATCGCTGAGGAAGTCGCCGACCAGGCCCTCAAACAGCTGGACGACGAAGACGCCAATACGGTCGCCCTCCTCGAGCACCTGGTCAGCGTCGAAGCGCTTACCCGCGAGGCGGATATGCATGACCAGATCCGCGCCAAGCTCCACAAGGCCCTGGGTTACGCCCAACGCACCAATGGCCAGCTGGAAAATGCCCAGGCCACTCTGGAACGTGCTCTGTCACTCAACGAGCGCATTGGCGTGAAGAAAGACCTCGAACGCCTGGAACGAGAACTGAAACAGAACGCTGCCGCGAAGCCTTCGAGCTAGCGGCCAACCGAGTCGACCGCCGACGTCAGGGGGCGCGACGTAAGAGCCAAGCGTGTTAACGCGGCCGCTCGAACGCCGCCCACCCCCTTTTATTGATAGAGGGAACCGATGAGCAGCTTTATCTCGGCAGGCACCACCCGCGACACCGCTGAAAGCACCATCGAGAACAACGGCTTCTGGCCGGACATTCCGCCCAGCGACTTCCGCGAACGCCACCGGCTGGATAGCACCATCACCAGCGCCCGCATCGAAGGCGCGCTGCTGGCCGCCATGGCTACGGTGAACCGCATGCTGCGCCACTGGCAGGCGGAAAAGGTCGACGCGGGTTATCCCACGGTAGACGACATCCCCGTCCCCGTTTGGCAGGCCCCCGGCGTTTTCCTCGGCCTTTATCTCCGCGCCGTGTTCTCCACCGCCCACGCCAGCCTGATAGAGCGCTACGCCGACTATGACGCCACCAACAGCGCCCGCGAGCGCGGCGAACAGCTCGCCGACCCCGCCGATAGCTACCGGCGCGATGCCGCCTGGGCGATCAGCGAGATCGAAGGCCGCCCGCACAGCACGGTCGAGCTGATATGAAAACGCTTCACGCTCGCCAAAACGAAACCCTGGATGCCCTCTGCTACCGCGCCGTGGGGTTTACCCAAGGCATTACCGAACAGGTGCTGGCCGCCAACCCCGGCCTAGCCGACCTCGGCCCCGCTTTGCCCCAGGGCACACCGGTCAAGCTGCCCAACGCCACCGCTCCGCCCCGCCGCCAAACCGTGCGGCTGTGGGACTAATACATTGCTGCGCCCGCTGACGCGCACCCAATCATCTGCTTGAGGCCCGCATGAGCCAGCCCTTTGAAATCACCACCGAAAGTGCCAAGGCCGCGCCGCCCGCCGTGGTCTCGATGATGCACGTTGGCGGCATGACCCCGGCCGACTGGGTCACGGTGCTCACGCTGCTGTACCTCGCCCTGCAAATCGGCCTGCTGGTACCGCGCTACATCACCCGCCTGCGTGAATATTGGGAGAACCGCCGTGGGTCTTAAAACACGTATTGGCGTCAGCCTTGCCGCCGGCGCCGTCAGTATCGCCACCGCCGTGGTGTCGTTTTACGAAGGCTACGAGCCCACTGCCTACCATGACCCGGTGGGTATTCCGACCATCTGCTATGGCCACACCGCCACCGCCCGCATGGGGCAAACGCTCAGCCAAAAGCAATGCACCGAGCTGCTAAAGGCAGATCTCGGGCACGCTTTTGACGCCGTTGACCGCCACGCCCAGATCAAACTGCCAGCCCCTACCCGGGCCGCGCTGGCCTCGTTCGTTTACAACGTCGGCGAAGGCGCGTTTGCCCGCTCCACCCTCCTGCGCAAGCTCAACCAGGGCGACCTGCGCGGCGCCTGTCAGGAGCTACCCCGCTGGGTCTACGCCCAGGGCCGCAAGCTCAAAGGCCTGGTGAACCGCCGCGCCACCGAGCGCGAGCTGTGCCTGGCCGGGGTGAAAGTCGCCAAGCAAACAGAGGAGCCAACGCCATGACCCGCCTGACCGCCGCGCTTGTCATCCTCGGCCTGGTCATCCTGGTGACCTGGGCGCTTTGGCAACGCAGTACCGCCGCCGAGGCCCGGGCCGATCTCGCCGAGCAACGCCTGGCCGAATCCCAGCAGCGCGAAGCCCAACACCAAATGATTATCGACTCGCTATGGGATAACGCCCGCCGGCAAGCCAACCAGCGCCGCGCGCTCGCCAAACAGCAGGCAGCGCTCACCCGCATCGCCTCCAACCGCCTTGCCACCATCGAGGAGCTGCAACGTGAAAACCAAGCCCTACGCGCCTGGGCTGGCACTCGCCTGCCTGATGCTGTTATCCGCCTGCGCAAGCGCCCCGCCGTCACCGGCGCCGGTGCTTACCATCAATCAGTGCGCGATCCCCAGCCCCTGCAGCCTGCCCGCGAGTAACCCGCAAACGAACGGCGAGCTGCACCTGCAGCTGGAACGCACCGAGACCGCCTGGGCGCAGTGCGCCGCCGAGGTCGACGCCATCATTGCCTGCCACGAGGATGCCGATGAAAAAGCTGCACCGGTTACGCGCCCACCTGATTAACGCGGTGCCTGCACTCGCCAACGATCCCGAACGTCTGCTCACCTTCGTGGAAGAAGGCAGTATCGAGTTTCACCGTGGCCCAAACCTCACCCACGAATACCAGTTCACCGCCCAACTGGTCCTCACCGACTTCAGCGCGGATCTCGACACCGTCATTGTGCCGTTGCTTCAATGGCTGGCCGAATACCAGCCGGATGCCGACCCCAATGAGGCGCTAAGCTTTGAAGCCGAGATCCTCAGCCATCAATCGGTGGACGTCGCCCTGCGCGTCAAACTCACAGAACGGGTGCTCGCCAAGGTGGATTGTGACACCGGCCAGATCAAGGTCGATCACGCCCTGCCTCGCTTTGAGGTCACCGGCTGCCCAAGCCCCCGCTGGCAACTACTGATGCGCGATAGCGACACTGAGACCGACTACACCCTGGCCGCCGAATGGAAAGATCCAAATGGCGGATAACCTGGACGCCCTGGAAGACTGGGTCGGCCCGCTGCTGGCCCAGTTGGATGTCAAACAGCGCCGGGTACTCGCCCAACGCGTTGCGCGGGATCTTCGCCGCAGCCAGCGCGATCACATCCGCGCCCAAACCAACCCCGATGGCACGCCCTACGCACCCCGCAAGCCGCAAACGTGGCGGGCCAAACAAGGCCACATCCGCCGCCGCGCCATGTTCAGCAAGCTCTCCACCGCCAGATGGCTCAAGGCCACCGCCCGCAACGACACTGCCATGGTCGGCTTTTTCGGCAACATCGCCCGCATTGCCCGTACCCACCAATACGGCTTGCGCGACCGCGTCAGCCGGAATGGCCCTCGAGTCGAGTACGCCCAGCGCGAGCTGCTGGGTTTTACCCACCAGGATCACGAGCTGATTATGGATTCGGTGCTTACCCATCTGGACTCGGTGTAAAACACCCCACTCACACCCGCCACCGCTTCGCCTTCAACGCCTGCCGCCGCACGATAGCGGCATGAATATTCCCGAACTTCTCCGCCTGCTCCACAACCTGATCCGCACCGGCACTATTGCCGAGGTGGATCACGCCGCTGCCCGGGTACGCGTCAAAGCGGGCGCACTGCTGACCGACTGGCTGCCGTGGCTGGAAGCCCGCGCCGGGACTACCCGGGATTGGAATCCACCCACGGTGGGCGAGCAGGTGATGGTGTTCTCCCCCGGCGGTGACCCCGCTGCCGGGGTGGTGCTGGCCGGACTGTGCTCAAACGCGCATCCGACCCCCTCCAGCAACCCCGACGTGATCGGCCGCTGGCTGCCCGATGGCTCGCGGGTCGAGTACGACCATGCCAAGCACCGGCTGTTCATCAACTGCGTAGGGCCCATTGAGGTGAAAGCCACGGGCACCGTCACGGTCGATGCTCCCTTGATCAAACACAACCAGGGCACCGGCGTGGTCACGCAGCAGCACATCTGCCATTTCACCGGCAACCCGCATGGCGATGGCAGCTCAACGGTCAAGGCAGGCAAATAATGGCGCTCAGCAAATCCCAGCTCAAAAACCGCATCGTCAGCGAAATGCAGGCCCAGGGCGCGACCGCCTCGGGCCAGCACAGCTGGGTGAATCGCATGGCGGAGGCGATCGCCAATGCGGTGGTGGATGAAATTCAGAGCAATGCCGCCGTGCCGGTCACCGGTGGCAGCTCCTCCGGCACGTACAAGGTGCAATAGCATGCCCGGAATGAATGCCACCACCGGCCGCCAGTTGAATGAACGCCAACACCTGGTGCAGTCGGTGCAGGATATTCTCACCACCCCGCTAGGCTCGCGGGTCATGCGCCGCAATTACGGCTCGCTACTGCCGGAGCTGATCGACCAGCCGCTCAACGGCCCCACGGTACTCCGCGTTTACTCCGCCACCGTGGTCGCGCTGATGACCTGGGAGCCGCGCCTGCGCGTGCAACACATCACCCGCCAGGTCAGCACCACTCGACCAGGCCGGTTAACCCTCAGCATTACCGCCCAGCAGGTGGCCACGGGTGAGACGTTCGACATGGAGGTGCCCATCCAATGAGCACGCCGATCGATCTCTCCCAGTTGCCGCCGCCCAATGTGATCGAGCCGCTGGATTTTGAAACCATCCTCGCTGCTCGCAAGGCCCGGCTGGTTGCGCTCTACCCCGAAGAAGAGCGCGAAACGATCACCGAGTTGCTCACGCTGGAATCCGAGCCGCTGGTCAAACTGCTGGAAGAAAACGCCTACCGGGAGTTGCTGCTACGCCAACGCGTCAATGAAGCCGCTCGCGGCGTCATGCTCGCCTACGCAGAGGATGAAGACCTCGATCACCTAGCCGCTAACAATGAGGTGGAACGGCTGATGATCGATCCCGGCGACCCCGACGCCTCACCACCCATCCCGCCGACTTACGAGCGCAACACCGACCTGCGCCTGCGCACCCAGGAAGCGTGGGAAGGCCTGAGCATCGCCGGACCACGCGGCGCCTATGAATTTCACGCCCGCTCGGCGGATGGCCGTGTCGCCGATGCCCGCGCCCTTTCACCGGAGCCTTGTGAGGCGCTGGTGATTATTCTATCTCGCGAAGGCGACGGCACCGCCAGCCAGGACCTGTTGGATATCGTCGAGACCGCCCTCACGCCGGAAGATGTGCGCCCACTGGGCGACCGGGTCACGGTGCAATCCGCCGAGATCATTGACTACGAGATCGACGCCGAGCTGCAGCTGTACGACGACGCCGACACCGCCCAAGAGCCAATTCTCAACGCCGCCAACAACCGCCTGGCGCGCTTTATTGAAGCCCAACATCGCCAACGTCGGCGCCTGGGGGTCAGCATCTACCGCGATGCGATCAAGGCCGCATTGCATGTTGAAGGGGTCGAGCACGTCAACCTGATCAAGCCCGCCGTGCACCTGATCATCGAGCCCACCCAGGCGGCCCGCTGCACGGATAAACGCCTGCGCATCGGGGGCAGCGATGACTGACCAACGCCGCCCCTTATTGCCTGCCAACAGCACGCCACTGGAACGCGCCGCCGCCCAGGCGCTGGCCGAAATTCAGGACGTACCGGTACCACTTCGCCAACTCTGGAACCCCTACGATTGCCCCGCCCATCTGCTGCCCTATCTGGCCTGGGCGCTCAGCGTCGACCGCTGGGACCCGGCCTGGTCCACCGCCACCAAGCGCGGCGTGGTCAGCGCCTCTTGGGCGGTGCACAAGCGCAAAGGCACCATCAGCGCGCTGCGCCGGGTGGTCGAGCCGCTCGGGTATTTGCTCGAGGTGGTCCAGTGGTGGGAAACCGAACCAGCGGGCCAACGCGGCACGTTTTCGCTGCGCATCGGCGTGCTGGATAACGGCATTACCGATGCCATGTATCAGGAGCTCGAGCGGCTGATCGACGATGCCAAGCCGCTCACCCGCCACATTACCGGGCTGGATATCACCCTGAGCACCCGCGTTACCAGCCATGTGGGTGTAGCCATGTTCGATGGCGACACCCTCGAGGTACTGCCCTGGCAAACGCCCGACCTGCACGTGCAGTGCCTCACTACGCACGCGCTCACCCCCTTGTTCCACGACACGCTGGATGTCTACCTCCATGATTGATGAAAACTCTACGTTCGGCGGTTTTCTCACCACCGTTGGGGAAGCCAAGCAAGCCAACGCCAATGCCCTGAAAACGCCCTGGAAGCTCACTCACCTTTTGCTGGGCGATGCCAACGGAAGCGACCCGGTGCCCGACGCTGACCAGACCCAGTTGGTTAACCAGGTACACCGCGCCGCCATCAACCAGCTATCCATCGACCCTGATAACCCTGGCATCTTGATTGCCGAAGTGGTGCTGCCGCCCAACATTGGTGGCTGGTGGATACGCGAGCTGGGCATTGAAGACGAGGATGGCGACTTCGTTGCCGTGGCCAACTGCCCACCCAGCTACAAGCCCCTGCTCGCGCAAGGCTCTGGCCGTAATCAAGTGGTTCGCATGCACCTCATCCTGAGCAACACCGCCAACGTGGAGCTCAAGGTCGACCCGAGCATCGTGCTGGCCACCCGGGAGTATGTTGATAAGGAGATCGAGGCCCACATCGCCAGCCGGAACCACCCGGACGCTACCACCACGGCAAAAGGGTTCGTGCAGTTTGCCACCAAGCAAGAACACCTGGATGGCCAGCGGGACGACCGTGCGGCGAAGCCGTCAGGCGTTAAGGCGATGCTGGATGATCGCGCCGCCGATCAATCTACCGTCGATCAAGGCGAAAGCGACATCAGGTTCGTCACGCCTAAAAAGCTCAAAGCCTGGGCAACCAACTGGGTAAAGCAGGCGACTGAAAGTGTCGCTGGCATGCTCAAGGTGGCAACTCAGGAACAGGCAGAAGCTGGGGAAAGCGATGACACGGTGATAACACCGAAAAAGCTAAGGTGGGGGGTTAGCTATGACATCAGCGAGATAGGGTATTTGGTTATGCCGAGCTGGTTGGGAGGTCTCATTTTGCAATGGGGGATTAGCTCCGTGGGAAACACATCCACGGTCACTTACCCTATTGCATTTCCAAACGCCATTTTAGCAGTAACAGTTGGCGACCTGAACGACAACAATGCTGCCGGAGAAACTGTTGCAATTGCCTCTGACGGGAATGGTTCGCTGCCAACACTAACCATGATGAAACTAACTAAATATATCGCCGATAGCAGTTCTTCTCATCGTGTGTACTGGATTGCATTAGGCCATTAAAGGAAATCACTATGTTCTACAGCCCTAGCGCCCGTGGCTTTTATAGCAAAAAAGTCCACAAAAATATTCCGAGCGATGCAATAGAAATAGCTCCAGCCGAGCATAAGAAACTTCTGCGAGGAGAAGCACAAGGTAAAATAATCACCATTGCCAATGGCTCAATTGTACTCAGCAACAAGCCCGACATTAGCATCAAAGAACATGCGAATGCCGCCAAACAGAGAATCAACGCCGCCCGCGATGCGGCACTAGCAGATGGCCTGCCTCGAGACATCGCTGGCGAGCCGGACGTTGTGCAAACCCGCCCCCAAGATCAAATCAACCTGCTGGGCTTACGCGCCAAGGCCAAATCAGCGCTTGATGAAGGCATCACCGAGCCGGTGATGAAATTTCGTGGCGAGAAAAACGTCACCCGCTACCTCACCCCCGATGAGATGTACACGCTGACCAACGACGCACTGGCCCACATCGAGAGCATTTACGACCACAGCTGGGAGCGGAAGGATGCGATTGAGGTGGCGCTCGAAGCCGAGGATCGGCAATCTATAAATTCTATCTCCTGGTAACATCAGTTAGCGGTCTGCCATAGACTACATCCCTTGCTCTCTATATATGTAGATATATATAAAGCTATCACAATAGATTTACTATCTCGTGAACGTGATTCCAATTTGGCCTTACTAACGTCGCTTAATATGATATTATGTATGGAAGACCATCTCATTTCGATAAGGCCCTAAAATGATGAAAGTATTTTGGTTTCCAATCATAGCCACGGTAATTATTTGGGCTATAGGAGGAGGCTTCTATTGGGAAATAAGAGAAGGTACTCATTACCAGCTGAGCGATGCTGAAAGGGTTAATGCATACTTAACCATTTTTGCTGTGGCATCTGCGTTAACGGGTAGCATATTCTTAATATTTCAACACTGGTTTATGCGCTTACAGTTAGCCCAGACCAATAAACCAAGATTATATTTAGCAGTTGTTCATAACACGTTAAACAATGATCCACAAAATCCTCACAGGACCTCACTCAAGTATACAAACCTAACAGACAATGATTTCGAAGACCTTGAAATATTTCTCTACGGTTCTGTTGACAAAAATGAGACCCAACAATTTTTACAAACTTGTAAGAAAAGAGGATATGTTCAAGGTAGAGATGAAAGAGTTATCAACATATTCACTAATGAAATTATTGATAATCTCTCAAAGAAAAACAATAATACTATGAATGAAAGAAGGTCTTTTCGCATCCAAGCGAAATACGAATTCACTTATTTGAGAAAGAAAATTACGCATTATTCGCCCGTTTACATTTTCAACTTCTCAAGCAATACGTGGGATATTGATGAATAAGTTACAACATGACATCTCTAACTTAAACAGCCAAAAGCCCGCTACTCAGTGGGCTTTTCAAACGCTTTTTCACCTAGGTCGTGCCAAAACTGAGCCGCTGGGTTAGATTGTTTTCCATCCACTATTCTCAGCGCTCTTTGATGCCTACTAAAACCTGAATTGACGGAATTTTTCTTGAATAACATAGCGCATTCAATCATACTAAAGTTATCACTTCCTATAACTGACCTAAAATAATCCTCTAACTCTTTAGCCTCGTACAAGCAGTCTGACACCAAAACACCCAATCTATAAGCATTACCTGTCAAAGCCTCTCCAAAACAAATCAACCACCCCTTATCAAGCTGATCTAACCAAGAATATTCTCCTCCATCAGAAAATAGTTCACCTACTGTTTGATGAATATTGACGTCGGGAGGAACCTCCTGGACCAGATCAAACCCATCAAAAAAATAGTCAGATCGCATTACCCTTTGTCTTTCCAACTCTTTAACCACGGGAGGAATAATATTAACAGCACAGTTATATACCAATTCGACTTTACGCCTTCTTTCCTCACCTTCGAGCTGCTGTCGTGTGAGATCCAACTGCTGCTCTTGCTTTATGATCATATCACTTTGACTATCAATCAGTTTTTTCTGCTGCTTCAACGTAATTACGAAAGCCATCAGTGTCGCCACTACAGCAGCCACACCCACAGTGCCTGATACATACGTTGCGAACGCTGCCCAATCGCTTGGTTTACGTGAGGGTGGTAACCCCCAGAAATTATTTACGTACACTCCAATGGCAACAATGGCAGTAACCATGACTGGAAGTACTAGTGGCCAGTAGTTATATTTCTTACCAGTTTGATCAGTAGCTTCTATCTTTTCCTCTTCCTTCATCCCAACATCCCCTTAACAGTCACTTCCCCGCACCTTACCACACCCCTCAGTGTAAACCGCCCCACTCACCCCCAGCGCTGCTAACACCCTGCCCCAAGACCCCGCACGATACCTGCGTGAATTCACCTTTCTTGTGAACCTGCGCAGGAGCCACCATGGCACTTGATCAATACCACCACGGCGTGCGCGTTGCGGAAGTCAACGACGGCACCCGGTCCATCCGCACGGTCTCCACCGCCGTTATTGGCGTGGTGTGCACCGCGCCGGATGCCGATGACAAAACCTTTCCCCTTAACCGCCCGGCCCTGGTCACCAATGTGGATACCGCCATTGGCAACGCCGGTACTCAGGGCACGCTGAAAAACACCCTCACCGCCATCAGCCAGCAGGCCAAGCCGATCATCGTCGCGGTGCGGGTGGCCGAAGGCGAAACCGAGGAAGAAACCACCGCCAATTTAGTAGGTACCACCACGGAAACCGGCCAGCGCACCGGCCTGCAGGCGCTATTGACCGCCAAGCAAAAGCTGGGCGTGACGCCGCGCATCATAGGTGTGCCCTACCTGGATACCCAACCGGTGGTCACCGCCATGGCCTCGATCCTCGAGCAGTTGCGCGCCTTCGGTTACTTCTACGCCCACGGCTGCGAGACAGTTTCCGAGGTCATTGCTTACCGCGATGAGTTTGGTGCCCGTGAGCTGATGCCGATCTGGCCGCAGTGGGAAGCGTTCGATACCGACGACGCCGAGACCACCACCCTCTGCCCGGTGGCCACCGCCCTTGGCCTGCGCGCCCAGCTCGACCAAACCGTGGGCTGGCACAAAACCCTGAGTAACGTAGTGGTCAACGGCGTCACCGGCATCAGCAAAGACGTCTTCTGGGATCTGCAATCGCCCAATACCGATGCGGGCCTGCTCAACGCGGCGGATGTCACCACGCTGATCAACCAGAACGGCTACCGCTTCTGGGGCTCGCGCACCTGCGCCGGGCCGGAAAGCCTCTACCCGTTCGAGAACTACACCCGCACCGCGCAGATCATCGCCGACACCGTGGCGGAAGCGCACCTGTGGGCGGTGGACAAGCCGCTGCATGCCTCGCTGGCCCGGGACATCATAGAAGGCCTCAACGCCAAGTTCCGCGAACTGAAAAACCTGGGGCTGATCGTCGATGCCAACGCCTGGCTAAACGAGGAGCTCAACACCCAGACCTCGCTCAAGGCTGGCAAGCTGCGCATCGACTACGACTACACGCCGGTGCCGCCGCTTGAGGATCTCGGCTTCCTGCAGCGCATTACCGATTCGTACCTCGCCGACTTCGCTGAGCGCGTTGCGGCCACCGCGTAAGGATTTTTTTCCATGGCACTCCCCAAAAAGCTCAAAGACCTGAATCTGTTCAGCAACGGCGACAGCTGGCAGGGCATCGTGCAGGCCATCACCCTGCCCACCCTCACCCGCAAGATCGAAGAATGGCGCGGGGGCGGCATGGATGGCCCCGTCGGCATCGACCTGGGCCAGGACGGCCTGCTGACCGTCCAGTGGACCGTGGGCGGGCTGGTCGAAAGCATCTTCGATAACTTCGGCACCGCCCGCATCGACGCCGACATGCTACGCATGACCGGCAGCTACGAGCGTGACGACGTGGATGATGCCTCCGCTGTCGAGGTCGTCATGCGCGGCCGCCACACCGAGATCGACATGGGCGACGCCCAGGCCGGTGAGAACACCGAGCACCAGGTCACCAGCACGCTCAGCTATTACAAGCTGACCGTCGACGGCACCACCAAGATCGAGATCGACCTGGTCAACGGCGTGTTCAAGGTTAACGGTGAAGACCGTCTCGCCGGTCGCCGGCAACGCTTAGGCATTTAAAGACAGGCATTTAAGCCGCTCCTTTACCCAACCTTCACTCACACACTAGGACGACCCCATGACCAGAGCCGCCGTTACTCAAGCCATCGCCGCCACCATCACGCTGGATACCCCGCTCACCCGGGGTGAAACCGAGATCACCGAGCTGCGCCTGCGCAAACCCACCTCCGGCGAGCTGCGCGGTGTCTCGCTGGCCGAGGTGCTGCAGATGAACACCGACGCGTTGATCACGCTGGTACCGCGCCTTTCCAGCCCTTCCCTCACCGCCGCCGAGGTGCGCCAGATGGACCCAGCGGATCTCGTGCAATGCGGCGGTGAAATCGCCGGTTTTTTGCTGACGAAGCGGGCCAAGGGCGAGAGCGAATAAACCTACCCGGGCAAGTAGAAGACGCGATGGCGGATCTCGCCATCGTCTTCCACTGGTCACCGGAGGACTGCGCCGGTTTTAGCCTGCGCGAGCTGATGGAATGGCGCGAACGGGCGCGTAAGCGCAGCACACCAACGGAAAGCGGGAGCCAGCGTGGCACGCGATCTTAAACTTCAGGTAATTCTCAACGCCGTTGACCAGGCCACCCGCCCGCTGCGCTCCATTGATCGCGCATCGGCGGGTGCCTCCCAGGCCATGCGCGAAAACCGCGACCGCCTGAAGCAGCTGCAAGCCACGCAGAAGGACGTTAGCTCCTTTCGTACCCTGTCTCGCCAATCCACCGACACCGCCAGCGCGCTGCGCGAGCAGCAGGACCGCATCCGCCGCCTCTCGCAGCAAATGCAAGATAACCAGGGCGACACCGCCGCCCTCACCGCCGAGCGCCAAAAGGCCATCAGCCAGGCCCGCCGGCTGACCCAGCGCTACGACGAAGAACGCCAAAAGCTGCACCGGCTGCGCACCTCACTGAACGACAACGGCGTCAGCACCGGCCAGCTCGCCCGCGACCAGCGTCGGCTTTCCAGCGATATCCGCCAGGCCAACACCGTGGTGGATGAGCAGCGGCAACGGCTGAAGCGGCTGGCCGAGCAGCAACGTAACGCCGCCCGCGCACGCGGCCAGTACGACCGCGCCATGAGCATGCGCAACAACATGGCCGGTACCGGCGCGGGCATGGCAGCCAGCGGCGGTGCCGCGCTGTATGCCGGGGCACGCCTGCTCTCCCCCGGCGTGGCCTATGGCGAGTCGATGTCTCGCGTGCAGGCGCTTACCCGCATGGAGGCCGACGACGAACGGTTCCAGGCGCTTCGCCAACAGGCGCGGGAACTGGGGGCCTCCACCGCGTTCAGCGCCGGGCAATCTGCCGATGCGCAAGGCTACCTGGCCATGGCCGGGTTCGATCCGGAGGCGATTCAGGCCGCCATGCCGGACATGCTCAACCTCGCCCTGGCCAACCGCACGGATCTCGGCCGCACGGCGGATATCTCCTCCAACATTCTCTCCGGCTTTGGGCTGGACCCCGACGAGATGGGCCGCGTGGGCGACGTGCTAACCGCCACTACCACCCGGGCCAACGTCGACCTGGAAATGCTCGGCCAGTCGATGAAGTACGTCGCCCCCCAGGCCCGCGCCATGAACATGTCGCTGGAACAATCCGCCGCCATCGCGGGCCTGCTGGGTAACGTGGGCATTCAGGCCAGCCAGGCGGGCACCACGCTGCGCGCCATGGTCACGCGCTTGTCCGCGCCCACCAGCGCCGCCGCCGGGGCGCTGGCAGACCTGGGCGTCAACGCCAAGGATGCCGAGGGCAACCTGCGCGACGTGCCCAAAATCCTCGCCGATGTGGCCCGTGCCACGGAAGAAATGGGCAACGCCGACCGCGCCGCCTACCTGAAAGACATCTTCGGCGAAGAACCCGGCGCGGGCATGGCCGAGCTGATCGCCCAGCAGGGCAGCGCCGGGATCGAACAGTTCACCGAGATCCTCAGCAACTCAGCTGGTGAGAATGCCCGCGTGGCGAAAACCATGGCCGATAATATCGGCGGCGACCTCAAATCGCTCAGCAGCGCCTGGGATGAAATCGGCATCTCGATCACCGAGACCAACAACGGCCCGCTGCGCGATCTCATTCAGCGCGTCACCGCCATTACGCGGGGCATGGGCGAATGGATCAACGAAAACCCACGCCTGGCCGGTACCCTCGCCAAGGTCGCTGCCGGGCTTGCCGTGTTGGTCACCGCCGGAGGCGCGCTGACGCTGATGCTCGCCTCGATTCTCGGTCCCATCGCCATGGTGCGCTACGGCATGGCCCTGGTGGGGCCGCAGCTGCTCACCGCCGGAAAAGCCATGATGTGGCTGGGTGGCGTATTCCGGGCGGTCTCCATGTTCTTCCTTGCCAACCCCATTGGCATCGCCATCGCCGCGATCGCCGCGGCGGCTTACCTCATCTACCGCTACTGGGAACCCATCAAGGCGTTCTTCCAGGGGCTGTGGCAGCAAGTCAAAACCGCGTTTAGTGACGGCATTGGTGGCGTGGCCAAGCTGCTGGTGAACTGGTCGCCGCTGGGCCTGCTGTACAAGGGCATGACGACCGCCCTCTCAGCACTGGGCGTCGAGATACCCGCGCAGTTCGGCTCGCTGGGCACCGCCATTGTGGACGGCATTATCGGCGGGCTAACCGGCAAACTGGGCGAATTACGGGATCGCATAACAGGCATGGCAGGTAGCGTGCGCAACTGGTTCGCCAACGTGCTGGGCATCAACAGCCCCTCGCGGGTGTTTGCCCAGCTAGGCGGTTTCACGGTGGATGGGTTAATCAGCGGCCTGACCGGCAAGATCAGCGAGCTGCGTGACCGTGTCGTCGGTATAGCGGGTAGCGTAAAAGGCTGGTTTGCCGACGTGCTGGATATCAACAGCCCCTCCCGGGTGTTTACCCAACTGGGCGGCTACACAGTGGATGGCCTGAACAAAGGCCTGGACGCCCAGCGCGACGAACCCGCCCGACGCATTCAGGAGATCGCCAAGCGCGTCACCCGCGCCGGTGCCGGGCTGGCCCTGGGCACCGCCCTACCCGCAGCGGCCATGCCCGCCATCGAGCAGCCAGCGCCCATTCAGTTTGATAACCGCCCGCCGCTCACCCAAGCCAGCACCCAGACGGGCAGCGGCTTCAGCATGGGCGATATCAACATCAACGTAACGCCCACTCAGGGCATGGATGAACGCCAGCTCGCCCAATACGTCGCCCAGGAAGTGGAACGCGCCCTGGCCAACGCTCAACGCGAGAGCCAAGCGCGGCGCCGCTCATCGTTGTGGGATATTGATTAAGGAGTCTCCCTCATGCTCATGGCCCTTGGCATGTTCGTGTTTGAAACCCTCACCGTGCCTTACCAGGAACTCAAGCGAATCACCGAGTGGCGGCACGCCAGCCAATCCCGCGTGGGCGATCGCCCAGCCTATCAATTCGTTGGCCCAGGGGCCGACACTATCACGCTGACCGGCACCCTACTGCCCAGCTTTACCGGCGGGCGGCTCAGCCTGGATGAACTGCGCGAGATGGCCGACCAGGGCAGCGCCTGGCCGCTGGTCGAGGGCACCGGCAGGCAATACGGCCTCTGGGTAGTAACCCGGGTGGAAGAAACCAGCACCCACTTTTTCCGCGACGGCGCTGCAGAAAAAATCGACTTCGTCGTGTCGCTTGAGCATGTGGATGATCAGCGCACCGATCTCATCGGCCGCCTGACACTCTCAGCGGCGGCGCGCTTGGCCGGGGCCTACGCATGAACACGCCCAATGGCTACCCCCGGCCCAGCTACCGCATCACCCTGGGCGACCAGGACATTACCCCGCGCATCAACGGCCGGTTGATCAACCTCACACTGCGCGAGCAGCGCGGCATGGAGGCCGACCAGCTGGATATCACCCTCTCGGATCACGATGGCCAACTGGAATTACCCTCACGTGGCGCCGCACTGGAGGTCGCCTTCGGCTGGGAGGAAGAAGGCCTGGTGGACAAAGGCCGGTTCACGGTAGACGAGGTGCAGCACAGCGGCACGCCGGACAAGCTCACTCTCCGCGCCCGCTCGGCGGATATGCGCGGGCAACTGCCCGGCAAACGCACGCAAAGCTGGCACGACATCACCCTGCTCGACATCATCAGCACCATCGCCTCCCGCCACGACCTAACGCCCGTAGTAGCCACACAGCTCGGCGAGCGGCGCATTGCCCACATCGACCAAACCGACGAGTCGGATCTGAATTTTCTTACCCGTTTGGGCGAGCGGTTCGACGCCGTGGCCGCCATCAAGGCCGGGCGCATGTTGTTCACCGTGGCCGGTGAAGCCCTCACCGCCAGCGGCAACCCCATGCCCCGCGTGCCTCTCACCCGCCGCGACGGCGACCAGCACCGCTACAGCATCACCGACCGCGACGCCTACAGCGGCGTAAAAGCCTACTGGAACGACACCCAAGGCGCAGAGCGCCAAACCGTGCTAGCCGGCAGCGACGACAACGCCAAACAACTACGCCCCACCTACGCCACCGAAGCCGACGCCCTGGACGCCGCCCGCGCCGAATGGCAACGCATCCAGCGCGGCGCGGCAGAGTTCGAGCTCACCCTGGCACACGGCAACGCACGCCTAACCCCCGAAGCTACTGTCACCGCGCAGGGCTACAAACCAGAGATCGACGAGACCGAATGGCTCGCGACGGAAGTGGTGCACTCGCTTAATGATGGGGGTTTTGGGACGCAGATTAGGTGTGAGGTGAGGAGAACAGCAGTCACCAGATAGATAAGTGCTGAAGAACGCTTGCTTCATCTTTCGAAAGGCACTTCTTGGAATATACTAATGCCTAAGTGTTACTCATTTTCTTCGATCTTAAAATAAGGATGCATGCCTAAAAGAACCAGAAACGCTCCAAAATCAACTGTCATACGGGGAACGAATCGATGGTGTATTGCAGCCAGTGCAGCGGAAAGGGTGAGGTTGCTTGCCCAGAATGTAGGGGTGGCCATGCTGATTTGGTGTGTAGCGAATGTCTAGGCAGCGGGATCAGTTATGACGCTGATGCAGAGAAACAGAGGGGATGCCCTCGCTGCGAGGGTGAAGGGCTCGTTGGCCCTGATGAGTGCAGTCTGTGTGATGGAGACACAAAAATAGAATGCAGGACGTGTGGAGGCCTCGGCGAACTTTCAGAAGATGATTGCCAAGTCTGCGGAGGATTGAAAAAAGTAGACTGCGAGAACTGCCACCGCAAAGGAGAGGTAACTTGCAGTGAATGTGAGGGCGAAGATCCCTTCTGCGAATCATGTGGTGGCATCGGGCGTGCCCTCTGTGAAGAATGCGAGGGTGAGGGTGAAGTAATGTGTGCACACTGCGAGTGATGCCTTAAAAGACAACTCCCACTGGGGTATACAAAACCGTAAGCAACCCCCCCGCCATTGCATGGCCGGGGGGTCAATGTCGCATCCTTCTGACGAGCCGGATTCCGTCCCGAGTGCTTCAAGGCGACATTTTCATCATGGCAAATTTTCTATCGCTTTGATGTAAGCCAATGCCGACAGCGCATGTAAGAAATCGCTTACACCCCCCTGCACCTGGCCTGCCGGCAACAATACACCCCGGTACTAATCGGCTTTAGCAAAGCATCCCAGGCCCCGTTAGGCGGTAGCAATGGTCAACGCCTTAGGCCACTGTCACCACTCAGGGCTACAAACCAGAGATCGACGAGACCGAGTGGCTGGCGGCGGAGGTGGTGCACTCCTTGAATGACGGGGGCTTTGGGACGCAGGTGAGGTGTGAGGTAAAAAGCACTGAATTTGCCTCATTTTGATGGATACACCTTAGAACTATCAGTCCCTTAGCTGATAGACCTATTCATGGCACATTTGAACCGCTAAATCTGCTTATCCCAGCCCATACTGCTTAATGAATGTCAGGTAATAAAATATCAATGAGGGGTGGGAGCATGGTGCAACATGTAAAAACAATGAGCCGTAGAGCATTTATGGCCAGCGCGGGCGCAGGTAGCGGGGCGCTTATTTATTATCCTTTAAGTGCACTGGGCCAAGAAGGGGGAGTTTACCTCGACCAGGAAACTTACGATCGAATTAATGCTATCAAGGCTTCAGCAAACCAAGAATTTACATTACTCTTCCTTAAACCGGAATTAATCAATGAAAGTGCTGCTAAGCTTGAGGAATTGCAATCTCTAATTGAAGATTATCTTCCCCTAGATCTTCTTTATGAGGAGAGCCCACAGGAGGGCTGGACTCTAACAAACTACTCACCAAATCAGGTAAAAGACCTTGCACCGATTCGCAGCCCCCAAGAGGTTGCATCTATTCTTGAGCCCCAGGCTATTCATCCTTGTTTTAAAGCTGTTATTCGCGTATTAGCTGATATATTTAACATCGATGAAGAACACATTGAACAGTTCGAAGAATTCATTCAAGAGCAAAGCCTGGATACGCTTATAGAAGGTATAGCCGAATCACTCGAAAAAGATAACGATAACAGTGTCAAAAGCTATATAGAACTACTCATCAACGAATTCAGCATCAGTGATGCTATCAAGCAAGCAGTGCAAGCTTATAACTCTCCCGTCACGAGAGCTCTGCGCGTATGGATCAGGAGCAGAGCCATACCTTTTGTTGGATTATACTTAGCTCTCTTGGATGTAGGAGTGAGTATTATTCAACAGCGTAGGCACATCTTAGCGTGCGTTAATGAGTTTTGAGATAGTTAACCCCCAGCCATTCCATGGCCAGGGGCTTTTAATGCCGCATTCTTCTGACGAAACGTTGTCTGTCCCGTGTGCTTCAAGGCGACATCCTGAGCTTGGCAAATTTTTGCCTAATTTTATGTAAGCCATTGCCTACAGTGCATGTAAGAAATAGCTTACACGGCCCAGCACCTCGCCTGCCTGACCACCACCCCCTTGAACTGCTGCGCGTTCACAAAGTAGCCCTGCCCACCGTTGGGCGGCAATAATCGGCAGCGGCTACCGGCGCGATGGGACTTAAACAGCCGGTACTCGCCTTCTATTTCAGCCACCACCAGATCGGCGTGGCCGAGTGTCAACACCAATGAAGGTTGTCCGCATTTCATCACTCTAGATTGTCCAGTGTTTATCAATGCTCTTTTATCGGAACAGCGTCAGGTTCGTTTGAGGTGTTGTCCTCCTTCGTCGTCGGTGTCGTCACTAAGCCAGCACGTCGTTTGTCCTTCAGTCGATAGCTCTCGCCTTTGATGTTCAGGGTGGTCGAGTGATGCAGTAGCCGGTCCAAGATAGCCGTGGCGATGACCTGGTCGCCAAAGATCTCGCCCCAGTCCATGAACGATTTGTTCGAGGTGAGGATCGTACTGGCCCGTTCGTAGCGCCGGTTGATCAAGCGGAAGAACAGGCTGGCTTCTTCGCGGGTCATCGGCAGGTAGCCCATCTCGTCCAGTACCAGCACCTTCGGGTACGTCAGTTGCTGGAGTTGTCGGTCCAGGCGGTTTTCCTGTCGGGCACGCATCAGCGTGCTGACCAGCCGGTCTAACGTCATGAACAGCACCCGGTGGCCGGCTTCGGCCGCCTTCACCGCCAGCGCCACGGCGAGGTGCGTTTTACCGACACCAGGCGGCCCGAGCAGCACGACGTTGTCACTGCGCTCGACGAAGCCCAGGCCAGCCAGCTCGCGCACGATCTTGTGGTCGATGCTGGGCTGGAAGCTGAAGTCGAACTGCTCCAGGGTCTTGATCCACGGCAGTCGGGCCTGTTTTAGACGGGACTCCAGGCCCTTCTGATGACGCCCGCCCCATTCCTGCAACAGGGCTTGTTCCAGGAACTCGCGGTAGTTCAGGTCTTGCTTGCTGGCGTGCTCGCAGAGGCTGTCGAGCGACGCCTGAAGATGCTCCATCTTCAGGCGATCAAGTAGCTGTTCCAGGGCCATCACAGCACCTCCTCGTAGACGCTCAGGTCACGCTGCTGCACGGAGAGCGTCTGCTGCCATAGGGCAGCATGATGCTCCGGCACGGTGTGCCAACCTGCTTGCGGGGCCTGTAGGCGGTGATAGGCGATGGTGTCACCAGCGGCGGTGTACACCGTCAGCTCGTCATCCAGGCTGAGCCGGATCACCACCGCCTGGCCGCAATAGCCGTCGGGCACGCTATAGCGGTTGCCACGGACTTCGATGTAGCCGTCCCAGCCGACCTGGCGAAGGTCGTGATAGCGGGTATCGAAGTCGGTGGCCGGGAGCCCCTGGAGGGCCTCCGCTTCGGCCGTAAAGCGCTCGGTCGGCGTTAGCCGGAACTGCCGCAGTGGCCGCTGATCGGCCACGCGCTCCAGCCATAGCTGGAGCAGCTGGTTCAAGTGGGCGTAGCTCTCGAACTGGCGATAGCGCTGGAAGAAGTGCTGCTTTACGTAGCCCACCATGCGCTCGGTCTTGCCCTTGGTGCGCGGGCGCTGCGGGCGGCACGCCTTGGGCGCGAAGCTGTAATGGTTGGCCAGTTGCAGGAAGCCAGCGTTGAAGATCACGCGGTGGTCCCGGCCATGCTTGAGCACAGCGGCCTTCTGATTATCGACCAGTACGGTGCGCGGTACGCCGCCAAAATAACGGAAGGCCTGTACCAGCGCCTCGTAGGTATGCTCGGCATCTTGGCTAGGGGCCGCCCAGGCATGGAACCGCCGTGAGTATCCCAGGGTGTTGACGGCAAAATTAACCTTACAACGCTGGCTGGCGATGATTGTCTCGATCTCGCCCCAGTCATGCTGCAACTGAAAGCCGGGCTGGGTCTCGAAACGCACGGTCTGCTTACTGGGCCGGAGGGCGCGTTTAGGCTGGATGTACATCCGCACCATGGTGCTGCCACCGGTGTAGCCCTGCTCGCGAATCAACTGGAAGATCACCTCGGCATTCCAGACATTGTCGGCTAGCAGCTGATTGATGATGGGCTTGAAGGGATCCAGCTTGCTCGCTCGTGGCTTGGTTGGCCGCCCGGTGGGTGCCGCCTCACGGGCCAGGTGGCGCCGCACGGTACGTTCACAACAGCCGATCTGGTGTGCAATGTCCACGAGATGGGCGCCTCGTTGGTGAAGTTGCTTTATCATGAGAAAGTCCTCTCGGCTTAGCATGGCGCAATCTCTTTGTGGTTTGGTCACCAACAAGGAAAGGTCATGCGGGTCGGGGGGACAATCTATTTTGATGATTTACGGACTTATAGCACCGGCGTCGACACGAGCGAGCGCGCTTCATCAACCACCAGCACGTCGCCTTCCATCAACGGCCCGCCTGGATGCGCTTCCTCGCTAATCTCCACCAGAAAACAGCTCGGGGTAAATTTTCGCCTGTCCATTTCCGCTACCGCCGGATGATCAATGCCCACCACGGCTGGCCCCAAGTAAGTCACTCGCATTCGCTCCCCCTGTGCTTGCTCGATGTTTGGCGACGTACATTAGCGTTTGCCTGTCGCTTTCCCTGTGGCTAATACTGTATAAATAAACAGTCTTTCGCAAGAGCCGGGAAGCAAAATGGTCAAAGGAGAAACCCCATACACAGTGGATGCGCGAAGCGACGAACAGGGCTTATCTGATGAAGACGTATCCCAAATAGCATCGGCCCGTGTCACAATCAAAACATATGATGAAATACTTAAAGAAGGTGCTGCATGGCAAAAAATAAGCCCTGGTCTCGAGATGAGCTAATATTGGCATTAGATTTATATTTTCGGTTGGAACCGCGACAAAACAGCACTGACGAGACCGCAATACAAGAACTTAGCCGTCTGTTAGCTGCTATACCCCCACTTGAGAATGAATCTAGGCAAGAGAATTACCGCTCACCCAACAGCATCACGATGAAAATTGCTAACTTGCAGTACATTGACCCTACTAGGTCTGGGGGTCTTAAGGCCGGCGGCAAGTTAGATCGAGAAATATGGGAAGAATTTTCAGGTGACCGCCCTAGATTAGAAGCTACAGCAGCAGCCATATCCCAAGCCTTGGATACAGAGCCATCAAGCGATCAGTACCCTACCGGCGGCGAAGACGACGACGAAGCGAGCGAGGGCCGAACCCTCACTCGCTTGCACAAGAGCAAAGAGCGTAACCGTACACTAGTCAAAAAGAAGAAAGCGAAGGTGATGAAAGAATCCGGCAAGCTAACTTGTGAAGCCTGCTGCTTTGACTTTGCCGAAGTCTATGGAGAGCGTGGCGAAGGCTTTATAGAATGCCACCACACGCGACCGCTCTACACGTTGGACGCAGGGAGTAAAACAAAAATCAGCGACTTGGCCCTACTCTGCGCGAACTGCCACCGCATGGTACATGCTCAACGGCCGTGGCTATCGATTGATCAATTGAAAGAAATAATCGCCTACTCGCAGGGTAAATAGAGGCAAAAGCTTCAAGAAGAAAGAAAGTGTGGCCATACGGCTCTGGGCGTATTAGCATGAGATGCAATAACGCAATAAAGAAAAAACGCATTGAGGGTGTGCCTACACGGCCAAGGGACGTTAGAATCCTACCCTTTCAAGAACATCCATCCCGAGAGGGAGTTAAGGCTTAGGGTAACGTCATGCCAACAGCAGTGTCACTTTTCTCAGGTTGCGGAGGCTCAGACGCTGGCATCATCAATGCTGGCTTTGATGTGCTGATGGCCAACGATGTGTTGGCATACGCGCAGGCAGTGTATGAGCACAACCACCCAGAGACTGACTACCGCTTAGGTGACGTCAGCAAAATAGAACATTTTCCAGATGCCGAGTTATTGGTTGGCTGCTACCCATGTCAAGGATTCAGTCAAGGCGGCGTACGCGACGCTAACAGAAAAATCAACACGCTGTATCTTGAATTTGCACGCGCGCTAAGGCAGATACGGCCCAAGGCATTCATTGTTGAGAATGTATCTGGCATGGTGCGTAAAAATTACGCCTACCTCCTACAGGACCAGGAACGGGTATTTACTGAAGCTGGGTACAACGTATCTTTCCAAGTACTAAATGCAGCCGACTTCGGAGTCGCGCAAGAGCGTAAGCGGATTTTCATCGTCGGCATCCGAGACGACTTTGGTATTGAGTATGAGTTTCCACAGCCAACCCATAGCGTGCTGGGCGGCACTCCAAAAAAGACAATTCATGACGCCATCGGTGGAATGCCCGAATGGCCAGAAGGCGAGTTCTACGACCTAGACTTCCACTGGTACTACTTATCAAGAAACCGGCGCAACGAATGGGCAGATCAGTCAAAAACAATTGTGGCTAATCCTCGGCATATGCCGCTTCATCCAATGAGCCCGCCGCTCGAAAAGCTTGAGCATAACGTTTGGCGTTTCGCGCATGATGGGCCAGCACGCCGCTTCAGTTACCGGGAGGCCGCTAAGCTGCAAGGCTTTGGCGACCTAATGTTTCCAGAGCATAAATACGGAAGCATGAGCATGCGATACAAAGTGGTTGGGAATGCAGTACCACCGCCTCTTTTTGAGGCGGTGGCGAGAGCTTTACCAGACATATGGGATTAATTCTTATAGAGGAAGGCTATAAGCTTCAAATTCAGCCTCAAAATTTTGAAAGTAAGCTTGAAGAGCGATGCCTTCAAAATCATTGCTCTTCTCTATTAAACTAATAATTCGTAAGCGATCTATCACTACGACCCCGGTCACTTTACTTCCTTGCGCCCACCTACCCGTTGAAGATCTGTAAAGTACAGGTGTGAACATAGTAGTTATAACATCATGAGAAAATTGGAAATAGTTTGACAACCCCATGGGATGGGCTTCAAGCCGTTTATCCGGCCAGTTTTCTTCTTGGGCGCCGCACTGTCCAAATATAACATGCGCACCATGTGCCATATCTCTAAAAGAAATGACACCAACTAAATCAATCCCACCATCTCCAGAAGAATCTCGCTCCCTGATATCTTCTTCATGTACTTTGAAAGCACTAACCTGATCTCCTAGCCTAACAAGCGCATCTCTACAGTCGGTTCCGTAATATTCTCGTCGATCATCCGAGTTTGCATCGAAAATTTTAACATCTGCATAATCAGGCAGTAATGAACTCAATGCAACTGATGAAACTTTAGCAAAAGCCTGAGACCAGTGATATCTATTAGTAGGCTTAAAAGACCGCAATCGTGAAGAAGCCAATAAAAACCTATAAACTTTATGCCTAGGGTTGCTCCAATCTGTATTTAGTTTTATTACATCCCCGACGACCTGAAATGGATAATTTTCAGAAAAGCATGAAGCTCGGTACTCCAATTGCGTCCAAGCATCTTCAAGTCGCTCTTCTTTTATATCATGTTTACCGGAGTCAGAGAGATCTGAGTCATCTAATAGCTCCTCACTGTCAACATCATCATCGGATAATGGTAAACCATTGACAATATTCGCAATGTCGTTTTTATGAACTTCATTTTTACCATGAGGATCGAAGATAGCTAAAAATTCAATCAAGTCCGCAAAAAGATGAGGAGAATTGGGCTGCAAGACACCTATCTCAAAATTCATCGTCATCAACCTTCTTAGCTGACAATGTTTTTCCTATGAGCTTGATATTACTTTGTATCTCTCTAGAAACTTCTAGCGCTTGTTCAGAGAAGTCAATATTTGCAACCAAGCTAGAAGCTTGAGCTAGTGAGGCCTGTGCATTATAAAGAAACTCCATAAACTCTTCTTCAGATCCTTTCGAAAGCCTAAAAGCATAATCTAAAGAACTGCCACCCATAAAAGCAATTTTTGCTTTTTCTGAATCTAAGATAGCTCCTAAGCGTTTTAGGTTACGAGATTCGCCAACTCGAGTAACTCCATTTTCGTTTTTCCTATACAGCCAATTTGTTAAATCTTTGATACTTGCTTTAGACAAGCAACCAGACTCAACGATAGGATGTGTATGCTCAGTTTCTCTGCCTTCTTTTTCTGCTGTTCCAATAAAACAAGCTATTCTTTCGTCAGCCAAGGCTGTTGATAATACAGCAAATTTTATACTCTCTTCATCGAGACCAGGAATACCATAGAAATCTTCTTTCTCGATCACCTCATAAACTGCTAAGGCATCTAAGTTGCGCTTAATATGATTGCTACGAGAGCCAATCATCTGAGCAACTTTTCTATATCTTTCACTTGGATCTTCGTGCTCACCCGTAAGTGAAAAAAGTTCACGCATGTATCGAGCTTTTGACAACGGCTCCCACTGTTTCACACCAGTAATATGCCGATACCCCAGATAAGGAAGTACTTTCTCCCTACTCTCCCTTATTACTACAGGAAGTTTTTCAATAGGCTCACAGCTTTCAGAAATCACTGTCATGAGCCTACCTGGTCTATCTATCTCATTAGGGTTATTAAGGAGCCTTACAGCTGAAAGACGTCGATTTCCTTCAACTATTATATATTTTTCATCTTCTTTAATAGCAACTAAAGGTTCACCTGGAAAAAACCCGTTTTGTGCAATAGCTTCCATCAAATCTTCAAGGCTAGTTGTGGTGGCTATATATTTCAGTATAGATTTTTCTGTTTTCTGGACATTTGATGGTAGCCTAGGGTTTCTAAAATCAAGATGCAGAAGATTTACATCTATCATTTTAATTTCACTTTGCTCAATCATTATAAACTCCGCATTTTATAAACCGAGTTAAACGTTATTTTAACAGCAGCCTCCACACCAAACAGTTGTTTACCGTAGAACCCACAATATCCAAGTCTCACACGCCTCAAAATCTTCACGTAGCACATATACTACGGCATGCGACTCGCATCATTTTCGGCTTGTAAAATTCATAACAAACTATTTCCTCAATTGCTCGCCTAGATATGCCAGATCCACCAAAACAGTAGCCTCGCCGGTGGTGATCGCTCGCTCAATCAGCACATCCGAGAAACGTAAGGAAATGGTTTCGCTATCAGGCACTTCCAAGGGTTGTAACGTTGCGGGCTCGCCGTTGACCCACGTAGAAAGTGCAGTGACGGCAAAGGGTTCACCAGTATCGTTAACCACGTCCACAGTAATCGCATATTCTAGTTCGCCCATCATCATATTGGCTTGCTGGGCTTGTTCCAGACGGTTTAACACGGCAGGCGGAACGGCTACGCCAAGCGGCAGGTTTTCACTGGTAGTAATATTGAAAGCATCTTCTGACGCGAACGTTTCTGCATCACCATCTCGATCAATGGGCAAGGCAATGTCAAACTCAGCCCAGCTATCCATACTTTGCGAATAACACTCACTGAAAGACGCGGTAGGGAAAATGCGAGGCATCATTTCTTGAGCTTCAACCAGCGAGTCCGATGGCTTACGGCTATCTTCGTAATCTTCACAGGTCAACACTTCTAACCGCACCTTGCCAGGTACGCTGGCAACGTCTGGGTCTTGCAACTCTGAAAGTGCTACCTGTGTGGAAAACTCGGTTTTGCATCCCGCTAATGCAACAGCTGCCGCCGCGATAGCGGTCATTTTAAAAACTCGCATTCCCTTACTCCCTGTCGTTATTGCAGCCTCAAAACCACCTAGCTGCCTTTATAGTTTTACAGTCAAACCACCCGCCCAATCCGAATCTCACACCTCCCAAGTATCTCCACATCGTGCATATCCTGCGGCTTGATCATTTCCGGCTGGTAGTGATCGTTGTCGCTAATCAGGTACAGCGCACCGCCCGCCAGGCGCTGTACCCGCTTGATCCGACGCTCTCCGCTCACCAGTAGCAAAAACACGCCTTCCTGTTTCGGGTCACGGTTGCTGCGATCCACCAGCACCCAGTCGCCATCATCCAGCGTGCCGAGCATGGAATCGCCGCGAACTTTCACGCCAACCACCTGGGCCGGGTCTAGCCCCTGCTCGGCCAGCTCGCTACTAGGGAAATGCAAAATGGTTTGAACTGGCTCGCCTTCAAAGCTGCGCCCTGCCCCGGCGGCGGCTTCGATGTCGTACATCTTCACTGGCGAGAGCCCAGCTCCTATATCTACTGGCCCAACGTCAGAAGTAATCGAACGACTACCTGTCAGCACGTAATGAGTATTCACACCAACACTATGCAAAGTCGAAAGGTAATCAGCCTTTGGGCTTCGCTTATCGCTCTCATAGAGCAATTGAGTGTTTTTTGTGACGCCTGCGGCGGCTCCCAGCTCTCCTTGGGAGAAGCCAAGCCGTACTCTTTCATCACGCAAACGCTCACCGATAGAACTCATTAGGTATTCATTCCTTGACAAGGTATCGTTTTGGATACACGATAAATATGTCTTTCACTTCACAACACACAGCAAGGGAGCCACTGCCATGGCCACACCTGCCAAACCCACACCGCTACACCCCAAAACCGTGACCTATCGCGGCGTCACCGTTGACCTGGAGCGTTGCCCGCAACGCACTCGCCAGTTACTGCAGCTGGCCACCGGCGGCGGTAGCCAAACGCTCAACCCGCTGGCGGAGATCGAGGCGCTGGAAGAGCGCACCACCGCCGAGGCGGTAGGCCAACTGGCGGCCACGTTGATCGCCAACGGCCAGCATTCCGACATTCAGCGGGAACACGCGCTGGAAGCGCTGCGTACCCACCTGGATGAGCACTTCGTGCAACGCAAGCTGATTCGCCTGTACCAGCGCTAACCACTGGTTCGCATTGTCTTTCACTTTGTTAAGGAAGCCTAACCCATGAACCGCCCTAACTCCATTACCCCAAAGGCAATTTATGCCCCCAAGGGGTGTAACTGCCCAATCATGGCCCACGTGACCGAAAACGAGCGCGACGACCTGAAGCGTATCGCCCAGCTGGAAATGCGCACGCTGTCGGCCACCGCTCGCATGCTCATGCTGCGCGGTATCGAGCAGTACGACCAAGACACCCTCAGTGCCGAATGACGACCCGCTGCCTTGCATAAGGATGTTTGCCATGTACCAGGACCCCAAACGTGTGCGCTCTCGTTACGCCGCTCTCAATTTGGATCAGTACGAGGCCCGACTGATCGATGCCCTGGTGGATTACACCGGCATCGACCGAGCCTCGCTGCTACGTCAACTGGTGCTGAAAGAAGCACTAGAGACGCTGGGCGTTGCTGATCTCTCCGTTAGCAATGTGCCTCAAGAGGCGTCGTAAAGGCAGGTCTTTTTGAGGACCCCAAGGAGCACTGATGTATGGCTGACCAACCGGCCCGCGGCGAATTACGCCTTCCGCTGAATGAGCAGCTAGAGGACGTGCTGCAGCAGGTATGCAACCAGCAGAACTTATCGAGCCTGGACGAAGCCGCCGAGTGGTTGATGCGTCGCCGCTTGCGCAAAGGCACCCAAGGACTCACCGGCCGAGGCCGCGCCCTTTACCCCATTGAGAGAAAACACTGATGACGATGACCAGCAAACACCGCCTTCCTTGCCCGCACTGTGGCCACAACCTGCGCATCCGCAAAAGCCAGGGGCTAACGCCGGTGTACCGCGAGGCGGTCGTGGAATGCCGCAATGAAGACTGTGGGTTTCGGGGCAAAGCGCGCATCGAGGTGTGCAACACGCTGACACCCAGCGACAGCCCCAACGCCCAGGTGGATCTGCCGTTTACGCCCAGGTTGCTTCAACAGGCGATCAAGCAGGCGCAAGGGGCATCGTAAACGCCTGACCGGCCCAGCCAATGACTCTGAAACTAAGGAGGCGAGCGTGAATCCATCGCTGCGCCAGGACATTGTTACGCGCTTGATAAGCGATTTTGAGGCCATTGAGCGCGGCCCCTACCTGCAACGGGTGCGCTGCCCGGAGTGCGGGAAGCGCGAGGCGTACATCAATGCCGACGCGCCGTGGATGCTGAAATGCGGCCGGGAGAACAACTGCGGCGCGCAGCTGCACGTTAAGGCGCTGTTCCCTGACCTGTTCCGCTCCTGGAGCGAACGCTACAGCCCCAAAGCGGGGGAACAGCCCGCCTCCGCCACGCCGGTGGCGGATGGCTACCTGCGCGACGGCCGTGGTTTTGAGCTTTCTCGTATTCAGGGCTGGTACACCCAGGAGAGCTACTGGAAGCCGGAGGTCGGCGGCACCGCCACGGTGCGCTTTGCCCTGCCTGGCGGCGCCTACTGGGAACGCCTGCTGGATAACCCGGAGCGCTTTGGCAAGCAGAAAGCCAACTTCGTCGGCCGCTATAAAGGCCAGTGGTGGTGCCCGCCAGCGCTGACGCTTAACGATCTGGTCGCCGCCGGCGAAGTATGGATCGTGGAAGGCATCTTTGATGCCACCGCCCTATATCACCACGGCATCGCCGCCGTGTCCGCCATGAGCTGCGGCAACTACCCCGATGCAGCGCTCAAAGCCCTGGCGGACGCCGCCCACCACGCAGGCACCTGCCGCCCGGCGCTGGTGTGGGCGCTGGATAACAACCGCGCTGGCCACAACGCCACGCTCAAGCACGTTAAACGTGCCCGGGCGGCTGGTTGGGAGTGCCACGCCGCGCAGATTCCGCACGGTGGCCACGACTGGAACGATGCCCACCAACGCGGCGAGCTGACCGAGGCGGACCGCGAGACCTACCGCTACCACGGCGACCTGCTGTTAGCGCCGACCGCCATGGCCAAGGCGCTGCTGATGTACAAGCGCCGCGAGCAGCGGGAGTTCTGGTTCGAGTTCAAACGCCAGGTGTGGTGGTGGAAGCTGGATATGGACGCCTTCGACCGTGCCCTGCGTGCCGATGGAGCGGATGGCCACGACCAGGAACAGCTGGACCCGGCGATGCGCGATGCCGCCCTGGAGCAAGCGGGCAGCGTGAAGCGGATCTGCACCTGTTACCCCACGGCGCTGTATTACCAGGCCAACGCGGTCACCGATGAGAGCTGGTACTACTACCGCGTGGAATTCCCCGACGGCCGCCCGCCGATCAAGAACACCTTCAGCGGCGGCCAGCTGGCCAGTGCCAGCGAATATAAAAAGCGCCTGCTGGGCGTGGCTCCCGGCGCAGTGTGGACCGGTACCAGTCAACAGCTCGACCAACTGCTGCAGGACCAGATCGGCAACATCAAAACCGTCGAGACCATCGACTTCATCGGCTACAGCAAAGACCACGGCGCCTATGTGTTCGGTGATCTCGCCGTGGCCGGTGGCCGGGTGGTCCCCATCAACAGCGAAGACTTTTTCGAGCTCGGCCCCCGCCGCCAGTTGAAGACCCTCAGCCAGTCCGTGGCGCTGCACATCAACCCCGATCGCAAAGCGTTCAGTACCGACTGGATTCCGCAGCTGCTCGGCGCGTTTGGTACCCGCGGTGTGGTGGCCCTGGGCTATTGGATGGGCAGCCTGCTGGCCGAGCAGATCCGCGCCGAGATGGGCAGCTTCCCATTTCTGGAGATCGTCGGCGAAGCCGGCGCCGGTAAATCCACGCTGATCGAGTTTCTGTGGAAGCTGTGCGGCCGGCGCGACTACGAGGGCTTTGACCCCAGCAAGGCCACCATGCCCGCCCGCTCGCGCAACTTCGCCCAGGTGAGCAACCTGCCGGTGGTGCTGATCGAGTCCGACCGCGAGCAGGAAGGCGGCGCCAAGCAAAAGCAGTTCGATTGGGATGAGCTAAAAACCGCCTTTAACGGCCGCTCGATCCGCGCCCGTGGCGTGAAGAACAGCGGCAACGACACCTACGAACCACCCTTTCGCGGCAGCATCGTCATCAGCCAGAACGCCCCGGTCCAGGCGGGCGAAGCCATCCAGACGCGCATCTGCCACCTGCACTTTTCCCGTGAAGGCCAGAACAAAGACACCAAGGCCATGGCCGAGGCGTTGGAAAAAGCCGAGCTCGAGCACGTCAGCCAGTTTGCCCTCGAGGTCGCCCAGCGCGAAGCCGCGCTGCTGGCGTTGATCACCCAGCGCGCCCGCCGGTACGCCAACCAGCTGGGCGACGATCCGGATATCAAGGTGCTGCGCATCGCCAAGTGCCACGGCCAGCTGATGGCCCTGGTGGAGTGCCTGGGGCCGGAAGGGCTCGACCTGTTCGATGAGCAGACCATCACCGTGGCCATGGGCCACATCCAGCAGATGGCCCGCGAGCGTCAGCAATCCATCAATGCCGACCATCCCCTGGTCGCCGAATTCTGGGAAGCCGTCGACTACATCGAAGGCCTGCGCGACGAGCCCATGCTGAACCACTACGGCAAGGGCAGCGACTTGATCGCCATCAACCTGAAGGATTTCGAGCGCACCTGCGCCGAATACAAGCTGCGCACGCCGGAAATGCGCGAGCTGAAGCGGTACCTGAAGAGCAGCAAGACCCGCAAGTTTGTGGATTCCAACCGCACCGTGAACTCCCGCGTCCGCCTCCACGGCGGCAGCGTGAAGTGCTGGGTGTTTCAACAATGAAGGAGCTAATCATGACCTTTGAAGATAACGCCATTTACAACGCCCTGACCCGCATCAGCCGGTTAACGAGCATCGCCAACCAGCACCGGCTGGCGTACCAGCAAACCGAGCGTGAGCTGAAAGAGGCCAAGCTTGACGCGTTCAACACGCTGAAAACGTTGCCTCACGAAACGCTCATCGCGCTCTCGGAAAACCCCATTGAGGACATGGACCACTTGATCGTCATCAACGACGGCGACGTAGTGGAAGACACCTTCAACGACAACACCATCACCGTGACCCGCTGCCCCAGCGTCACGCCAATCTACCGCTTCAAAGCCCAGGAGGTGAACGATGGCTGATAACGCCGACATCGCCACCGACACCATGGAGCGCCGCATGGAAGCGGCGCTGGCCAGCCGCCCCAAGTGGCTAGGCGTCGACATGGCCGCCACCGATCCGGACTGCGAAGACTGCGGCGACGAGATCCCCGCCGCCCGACGCAAAGCAGCGCCCTGGGCCACCACCTGCATCGAGTGCCAGGGCATACGCGAGCAACGGAGGCGGCATGTGCGCTGAACCGTTCAAGGGCGGCAAGCTGGCCAGGCAAGCCGCCATGCTCTGCCAGGATCGCGCCTTCCAGAGCTACCTGGACAAACGCCGCCGCTACAAACAGGGCCTCACCGAGGCCCAATTACCCGACGGCACCCACAACGCCGACGACGCCCGCGACTGGCTCTGCGCCGCCTGCCAGATCCAAAGCCGCGCGGAGCTGGATCACGACTCAACCGCGGCGGCCACGTTCCGCCGCATTCGCCAACGCTTCATGAAGTGGAAGCAGCTAACAGGTAATAAATCATGACCACATCATCTACCGGTAACCGTCTATTGCGCAGAAAGGAAGTAGAGAGCCGTACTGGAAAAAGTCGCTCTGCCATCTATGAAGGCATAAGAAAAGGGACTTTCCCCGCGCCTGTCCCCATCGGAGGGAAGAGCGTTGCCTGGCTGGAAGAAGAGGTTGAAAGCTGGATCGCCAACTGTGTGGCCGCACGAACAGCATCACGGAAAAACCTCAATAACTAAAACCTTGCCGAGTTAGACCACAACCCAACCGCGGCGGCCACATTCCGCCGCATTCGCCAACGCTTCATGAAGTGGAAGCAGCGCCCAGGGAGGCACCAATGAACACTTACTTTGGCCTACTCGCAGAATTCAACGGCCGCACCGAGTTGCCCCTCGAGGAAGTCGCCCCGCGCTTCTTCGGTATCACCGCCCGCACAGCCGGTTTCCGCGCCGGCGCCCAAGCCCTGCCGGTACCCGCCTACCGCGCCGGCGACTCACAGAAAAGCCCCTGGCTGGTCAGTGCGATCGACCTGGCGCAGTACATCGATGAGAAACGTGCCGAAGCTAGGGAACAGTGGAAGATGGTGAATGAGTGAGGTATGCGCCGCAGCTGCGGCGCTTAATACAAGAAGAAAGGTAACGGTATAAGACTACCGCAGTTGCAGTTTTTCCGGCCTCAAGTGTGTGTATCGCTTCAATACATCCCAACTCTCATGGAGCGTGAACTGTTGCACCTCCACGATCTCATAACCTGCCTCAAATAGCCGCGACGTCGCTTCATGGCGTAGATCATGAAAGCGCAGATCCTCTATGCCTTTGGATTCCGTCGCTGCCCGCCAACGGGTACCGATGGATCTAGAGTAATAGGGAAAAATTCGCGGCTCGTCTCTTTTACGCGGCTGCCGTTGGATGATGGCCATCGCCTCATGAGTGAGCTTAAACCGCTTATGGTTGCCCCACTTCTGCCTTGGGTGCTTAGCATCCCGCACCCAGCAGGTCATCGCCTCTGTATCCAGGTCATCCCAGGTGAGCCGGGTGATCTCCTCCTGGCGGCGAGATGAGGCGATCGCAAAGTCCATGATGTCTTCCATGGGAATAATCGCGCTCGGCCGGATCTTCTGAGAGTGCTGGAAGTAAGCGCGAATCTGCTCGATCTCCTCTGGCGTCGGTCGCCGATCGCGAGATGCCGGGCGGTTTATCAGCCCTTTACTTCGAAGCAACAGCTTGGCCGACTCAAACTCGTTCAGGTCCACCGGCATACGCCAGGCAGCGACCGCTGTTTTTAAAATGATGCCAAGCCAGGTTATATCCAGGGCGGCGGTCGAAGGCTTCACGCCACTGCGGCGCCGCATCTGAGCATGATCTATGATTTGCTCGCTGCTGAGCTCCGTAATTTTGACGCGTGCGATCGGGAAGCGCCGAAGCTGCTCGATAGTGGCCCGCTTACTACGCCCGGCCCCATCGGCAAATTCATGCAGGTAGCGCTCAATGGCATCGTTTAAAGTAACGCCTTTCCATTTCGCAGTCAGCACACCACCTGGTGCAGCCAGTTCGAGCTCGCGTCGTTTGGCCCATTCTGCGGCCATCGCCTTTTTAGGGAATGTTTTGGACTCTGAGTAGTCAGGTTGACCAGTACGCGCAATGCGAATACGCGCTAGATATGAGAAACTGCCGTCCCTTTTTGGACGCTTCACGATCGTCGCCAT